CGGTTGAATCGTCAGATTTTCTTTAAAAAGAATTGATATGAGTAAAGTTACAAAGTGGTTTCCAGCACACATTAAACCAGTGCATATCGGATGGTATGAAACAAAACGTTTTAACGGTAATAAATCTGCATTTAAATGGTGGTTTGATGGCGAAAAGTGGAAAGGCGGAAAAGATGATTTTATTTGTAATGAGCAAAACAGGATTTGGCGCGGCCTAGCTAAAAAGCCATGAACTACTTTGTTTTGTCCCACGCTCAGGCCCGTCAAAACGCGATTGAAGCCGTCAAAACCGCGCCAGATGGATGGACTGTGCAGGTTAAGCAAAAGACGCGAAGCCTAGAGCAAAACGCCAAACTTTGGGCTTGCCTGCATGATGTAGCTAGTCAAGTGGTTTGGCATGGTCGCAAATTGTCGCCAGAGGACTGGAAGCACATTTTTAGCGCAAGCCTTAAAAAGCAAGATGTGGTGATGGGGATAGACAATCAGATAGTGGTCTTAGGTCAATCTACCTCAAAAATGACGGTTAAAGAACTATCGGACTTGGTGGAAATCATCCACGCATTTGGAGCTAATCACGATGTTAAATTTGGAAACGATAGCCGAGGAAATGGCTGACCACATAGCAAACATGGCGCGTGTGCCAGGCTTCAGAGATTACGCGCGTGAACGGCTGAAAGAGTTAGTCAGTATGGAAAAAGAATTGTTTGGTAATCTGCCAGCACTTGTAAAAATTCGATTGGAGAAAGACAAATGAAACAATTTATCGGCGCTGTGGCGTTTTACATTTTTGCCACTGCGGTAGGCATTGCATTGATTCTTTTAGGCGCTTGGCTTGATAGCATGGCTACTGGTGAGCCTGTCGTTATTAAGAAAGAAAAGATTACAACTTGCGCCCCGATTGGCAAAGGTTGGAGCAAGTGCGAAACGGAGTACATCTAATGAGTGAACCAGTCGTAAAAGTCAAACGCAAAGGTGATAAGGCAAAAGTAATTGCATCCAAGAATTACGCGCCTCACGTACTTAATAAAGCGGTTTGCATCGTTGAAAACACGGGTAACGGCTACATTGCCCGATTTCCTGCGTTTTCATGCGTAGAGCAAGATTACTTTGTTTGCCTTGATTACGCGCAAGCCTATGACTTGATTCATGGTTTGTCAGCGTTTAAAGAGGAATTAGGGTTTAGTGAAAATCAATAAACACTGGGTCTGGTGAGTTCTTGATTAGCGTGAACAGTTTGTCAAACGCTATTTTTGAGCCACCAACCCAATCTGACTTACCATCCCAAGTGCTACCAACAATTAAGCAGCCTTCGGTGTGTTCACTAGTGTTCC